GAGTTACTTGGTCATTTTATGAATGAGATTCATATTATAATGAAGCCTACAGTTATGGATTATGATGGTTTTAAGTTAGCAATGCTGCCTTGGATTACTTCTGAAAATTATGAAGAGTCTATGAATTTTATAAAGAACTGTAAAGCTGATTGGTTAGGTGGCCACTTAGAACTTAATGGTTTTGAAATGATGAGAGGCATAAGAAATACGCATGGTATGGATCATAAACTTTTTTCTAGATTTGAAAAAGTTTTAACTGGTCACTATCACGTAGGTTCTATACAAGACAACATTCATTATCTTGGATCTCAAATGGAATTTTTTTGGAGTGATGCACATGATCCGAAATATTTTTATATTCTTGACACATCTACGAGAGAGTTGGAGAGAGTACGTAACCCTCATACCATTTTTCATCGTATTCGCTATGACGACGACAACTATGATTATTCTAATTATGATGTATCACAAGTTGACAACAAGTTTGTAAAAATAGTTGTAATAAATAAATCTGACCTATTTACATTTGATAGATTTGTTGATAGAATACAGAATAGGCCAATACACGAATTAAAGATAGCAGAAAATTTTAATGAGTTTGTTGGTGATAATGTTGAAGATGAATCTGTTTCTTTAGAAGATACAGAGACATTATTAGATAGCTATGTGGATGCGGTAGAAACTGAATTAGATAAAGACCGCATAAAAATTAGTATGAAAAAATTATTGACAGAAGCACAGGCTCTTGAAATTGTATGATAACATTTAAAACTTTACGTTGGAAAAACTTCCTCAGCACAGGCAATAACTGGTCTGAAATCCAACTCGATAAATCTAGATCTACGCTTATTATAGGACAAAACGGCGCTGGTAAATCAACAATGCTTGATGCACTCTCTTTCGCTTTGTTCGGTAGACCTCATAGAAATATTAACAAACCTCAGTTAGTAAATACCATAAACAACAAAGATTGTAAAGTAGAAGTTTATTTTAACATAGGCAAATCGTCTTTTAAAGTTGTACGTGGTATAAAACCAAATATATTTGAAATATGGAAGAATGGTGATATGATAAATCAATCATCACATTCCAAAGAATACCAAAAGATCCTCGAACAAAACATCATTAAGCTGAATCATAAATCGTTTCATCAGATTGTTGTGCTAGGCTCATCTTCCTTCATTCCTTTTATGCAACTGCCAGCACAGCACAGAAGAGATGTTATCGAGGATCTTTTGGATATTAATATTTTTTCTAAAATGAACACTATTGTAAAAGAAAAAAATATATCTTTGCGCGATCAAATAAAAGATTTAGGTAATGAAATAGAACTAATCAATGAAAGAATAGAGATACAGCGTAAGTATATAAATGACGTCAAAGCTTTGAGTGATGGACAAGTTGAAGAAAAAGAAACAGAAATATTTTTAGCTGAAACTGAGATACAAGAATTACAGAATATAAACATACAAATATCAGATAATATAGAAAAACTTTCTGAAGGACTAGATGAATCTTTAAAAGACAGACACAATAAAAAACAATCTTTATTGCAGTTTAAAGCTGAATTTGATCAGAAGATAAAGACTTTAGTTAAGGAAAGTAAATTTTACGAAGAAAATGAAAACTGTCCTACATGTTCTCAAAGTATAAATGATGAGTTAAGATCAGAAAAATTATCTACAGCTAAAGCTAAAGCTTCAGAGTTTAAAGATGCACTTGAAAAATTATCTACTGAATCAGTTGAAGTTGAAGATGCCATTGCAAAGTTAAACGATACATCTAACAGTGTTAGAGAATTAACCGCTTGTTTAAATGGAAACAATAAAGAAATTTCTCGTTTGCAAACACAGATAAAAACTTTAACTGAATCTATACTAAACATTAGAGGTGTTGACGGTGATGTAGCCACGTCACAATCTGCATTAAAAGAACTAGGTGACTCTAAGAACTCTTTATTAGAAGAAAAACTATCTGTAAATGAGGAATATTCTTACAACACAGTTATTGCAGAAATGCTAAAAGACACTGGAATTAAAACTAAAATCATAAAGCAATATCTTCCAGTTATAAACAAATTAACAAATCAATACTTACAGGTTCTAGACTTTTTTGTACATTTTAATCTTGATGAATCTTTTCAGGAAACAATAAGATCTAGACACAGAGATTCATTTTCTTATGATTCGTTTTCTGAAGGAGAAAAACAACGTATTGATTTAGCTTTACTTTTCACTTGGCGGCAAATAGCTAAAATGAAAAATTCAGTATCTACTAACCTTCTTGTACTTGATGAAACGTTTGATTCATCTCTAGATCATGATGGTGTAGACAACCTTATAAAAATTCTTTACACTCTTGATGACGATACTAATGTATTTGTTATTTCACATAAAGGAGAAATACTAGATGGTAAGTTTAAAGATAAGATAGAGTTTTATAAGGATAAAAATTTCAGTAAAATGAAATTTAGTGGTTCACAAATCGATGAACTTGTGGTATAATAGTTTTATAATTAAACGGAGTATATAATGGAACTAAGTGAAAATACAATTGGTATTCTCAAAAACTATGCAGCCATCAATTCAAATATTGTCATCAAACCTGGTAACAATATATCTACTATTTCAGAAGCAAAAAATATTTTAGCTTCAGTAGATTTACCAGAAGAGTTTACACAAGAAATTGGTGTATATGACTTAAATGAATTTTTAGGTGTGTTAGGTTTAGTTGATAAACCAAGATTAAAATTCAATGATGATCATGTGGTGATAGGTGATTCATCTGGTAGATCTAAAATTAGATATTATTTTTCTGATAAAGAAATGTTAACTTCACCAACTAAACCAGTTGTAATGCCTGAAGCAGATGTCAAGTTTCATTTAGACAATGATACACTTAACAAAATTAAAAGAGCTGCCTCTGCGTTAGGTCATAAAGAGTTATCAATAACACCAGGTGGTGATAACTGCGTTACTCTTACTGTAACAAGCTCTGACAACTCAACTGCTAATACTTTTTCTATAGATGTAACAGGAGAATCAAAGACAGATAAATACAATTTTATTTTTAATATCTCAAACTTAAAAATGATTGCAGGCAATTATGATGTAGACATTTCATCTAAATTAATTTCGCAGTTTAAAAACACAGAAAGTCCAGTAAAATATTGGATTGCACTAGAAAAAAATTCAAAATACGGAGAATAAAATATGGCTATGGACCATGATAAAGCATACGAAAAAATGAATCAAATAGCAAGATCTGCAATTGCAGTAATTGATACTATCACTCAACGTGGAGCGTTTAAAGGTGAAGAACTAAGTACAATTGGCCAATTGCGTGATAATTGCCAACACGCTATTCAGATAGTTGAGACTTATAAGCAAGATCAAGCTTCTGAATAACTAAGGATATTACTATATTATGAATGATGATTTTCTATGGGTTGAAAAATATCGCCCAAGAACTATTGAACAAACTATCCTTCCTGAATCTCTTAAAAAAATATTTCAAAAAGTTGTTGAAACTGGTGAAGTGCCTAATATGCTTTTTACTGGTACAGCTGGTCTCGGCAAAACTACAGTTGCAAAAGCATTATGTAATGAACTAGATTTAGACTATATTTTAATAAACGGTTCTGAAGAAGGTAACATAGATACGTTACGTACTAAGATAAAACAATTTGCATCGTCTGTTTCTTTAGGCGGTGGTTATAAAGTCGTTATATTAGATGAAGCTGACTACTTGAATCCTCAATCTTTTCAACCAGCGCTGCGTGGATTTATTGAAGAATTTAGTAACAACTGTAGGTTTATTCTTACTTGTAATTTTAAGAATCGTATTATTGAACCTTTGCATTCAAGGTGTTCAGTATACGAATTCAATACAGATCGCAAGACACTAGCTCAGCTTTCAATGCAAATGATGAGTAAGCTTCAAGATATTTTACAAAAAGAAAATGTGAAGTATGAAGAAAAAACTTTAGCTGAAGTTATTATGAAGTATGGACCTGATTGGCGTAGAGTTTTAAATGAATGTCAACGGTATGGAATAAGTGGAACCATAGATGCTGGCATACTAGTAAACTTAAGTGATACATCTTATCAAAACTTAACCTCTCATTTGAAATCAAAAGATTTTAAAAAGATGAGACAGTGGGTAGTCAACAACATAGATACTGATGCTTCTGCTATATTCAGAGGCATATACGATAGAATGTATGACGTTATAAAACCTCAGTCAATACCTCAAGTTGTCTTGATATTAGCTGATTATCAATATAAGAATGCCTTTGTTGCAGACCATGAGTTAAATGTTGTAGCTTGTATGACAGAAATCATGGCAAACGTGGAGTTTAATTAATGTTAGATTATTCATATGAAGGTGCAAATAACGCTTGCATTTTTGATTTTGAAACACTTTCTCAAGAACAAACAAACGGTGTTGTATTATCAATGGCATTGTTAAATTTTTCTGAAGCTAGATTTGTAGGAGAACTTGCATACACGTTTGATGAATTAGTAGAAAAAACTTACTGTATAAAATTTGATGTTGAAGAACAAGTTAGAAAATATAAGAGAGAAATAAATAAAGACACATTAAAGTGGTGGTCTGAGCAAGGTGACTTAGCAAAAGAGCAGTTAAAGCCAAGCGAAGACGACCAATCAATATCAAAGCTATATAACTTTTTTATAGTTAACAAAAGTGTAAACGTCGACAAAGTATACACACGAGGCAACACGTTTGATCCTATATTTCTTGAGTATATTATGAGGCAAACAGATAAACCTCTTCCCTATAATTGGTGGGAAGTAAGAGATACTCGTTCAGTCATTGAAGGTTTATCTTGGGGTTCAGATTTAAAAAATAGTTTTACTCCACCAGGTTGCGAAAACTTTATAGCGCACGATCCTAAGCATGATATAGCTATGGATGTTATGAGATTACAAACATTAGCTCAAGCAGTTTCATGAATCACTTTGAATATTTAAACTCTATTAACTTAACTAAAGAAGACATAATGGTAGATGATCTTGCTGAAAAAGATTACAATCCATTTATGGTAAACAGAGGTTTGTCATACTTTAACGATACCATTCTAATGGCTAATGAAATGAATGTGTATCATCAAGCAGATAAAAAGTTACAATATCATTTTCTTATAAATATAGTCAGGAAACGAAAACGTTTTAGTAAGTGGGCAAAGCCCGAAATAGAAAGTGATATTGAAGCGGTGAAAGAATATTATGGCTACAGCAATGAAAAAGCCAGACAGATCTTAACCCTTCTATCGCCTGAACATATAAAAGTTATAAAAGAAAAGGTGAGTAAAGGTGGAAGAAGAAAATAAATTAATAGAGTGGAGTCCAGAAATGATGCTGGAAGTAACTCTAAATGAACCAGATGATTTTTTAAAAGTTAGAGAAACGTTAACAAGAATAGGTGTAGCCTCACGTAAAGACAAAAAGCTATATCAGTCTTGTCATATTCTTCACAAACAAGGTAGATACTTTATAGTTCATTTCAAAGAGCTGTTTTTACTAGATGGAAAAAAATCAAATCTAGAAGAGAACGATGTAGCTCGTCGTAATACAGTTGCAACTTTGATAAGTGACTGGGGCTTAATAGATATAGTTAATAAAGATCAAATGGAGATGATAGCACCTCTCAGGCAAATAAAAATAATTTCATTTAAAGAAAAAAATGAGTGGGAGCTGTG